AAATCGCGGGAATCGTCGCAGGCTTTTCAAGCTCGGGACCGTTCCCACAGTTGGACAGGATCAACTTGCCGCTCTTGAAGGACGTCGACACGCCGGACCAGGTGTTGACGGACACGAAGCCCATCGAGACGAGCAAGACGACGATGGCGCAGGATGTCTGTTCCATCGTCCGCACCGGGCACGCCTTCGCGCGTTCCGATTTGTCGCACAGCATGAACACGACCGACCCGATGTTGGCGATAGCGAACGCACTCGCCGATTACTGGAACCGGCGCTATCAGGAGCAGCTGATGGCGGTGCTTTCTGGCATCTTCGCGTCGAACGTCGCGACCAACGGCTCGGATCTCGTGATGGACATCTCGGGCGAGGAGGACGACGACGGGATCCTCACCGGCAACGCCATGCTGATCGCGGCGCAGATGCTCGGCGACGTTAAGGAGAACCTCGTGGCGATCGCCTGCCATTCGGAGGTTGAGACGTTCCTCAACATCATCGGGGCGATACCGCCGATGACGGGGGCGCCGAAGGACAACCCGAAGGTCGTCTCGACGTGGAATCAGCGCGCCATCATCATGGACGACGCCTGTTACTACAACCCTACCACGAAGACGGCGGACATCATCCTCTTCAAGCGTGGCGCGATTGCGTTGAACAATGTACCCGTCGCCGTGCCTTACGAGCTCGACCGCGACAGCAAGGCCGGGAAGGACTGGTTCATTTCCCGCCGCGGGCGCATCATCCATCATCGCGGGGTTAAGTACACCGGCGCGTCACAGGTGCTGGAGCACGCCACGAACGAGGAGTACGCCAAAGCCGCGAACTGGACGCGCCTCGTCGAGAAGAAGCGCATGGGCGTCGTGAAGCTTCGCGTGCGTCTGGGGTAACGTAAAGGGGGAAAAGACTATGACTGAACAGACGAACAGCAACCACGCATTGAGTTCGCTCAAACGCGCGAACGCCATATCCCGCGCAAGGACGCAAAAGCCGTTCCTCGACGCCATCGCCCGCGCGGGGCTCGGCGGACAGGACGGGAAGGATGGAGTGGCCTTGAAGGAGGCGAAAGCCGAAATCGAGGCTCTGACCAAGGAGCGCGATTCGCTGAAGGCGGAGCTCGCCAAGGCGCAGAGCTCCAAGGCGAAGACCGCGTAAGATGTAATCGCTCGTGATTGGTAGTCAGAGCTGGCGGTTGTCGTCGTAATCGGCGCAACCGCTTTTTATTTTAGGAAGGACGTGGAAAATGAAGGCAGAAGAGAAACGCGCCACAGTAAGGGATGCCGGAGCAACCGAGAAAGCGTATCACGAAACCAAGCTAAAGGAACTGGAGACTTTATGCAGGCCACTTAATGATTGGCTTCAACGCAATTTCAATCCTTACGCGAGAATCATTGTTGAGCATGACAGCGCCACGCTTGTCCGCGACGACTTTGGCGTGAAGTTCGATATTTACGACTAACTGGAGGAATTGCAATGGCAATCGATTTGATGGGCTCAAACACGTATTTCGGCACCCACTCTAAATTCAAGGTTTGGAATGGGGGCGAATACTCCAAAGAGCAGAAGGATGGCGCAATCGATCAAGCCAAACGTGATCTTTCGCGCGAATTCGGGCGTCCGATGCGAGAAGACGAGCCACCGTATCGGTATGGCGACAGGGCTCGGGATGAATTCGCCGTGTATGAGCAGGCTTTGCATATTCTTCGGCTGGGCGGAGTGGCGTTTGGAAAGTCGTCGGCAGTACCGCCACTTGATGCCGGGGAGACCGTGCCGGAACTTGCAGGGAATGAGATGATCTCCCCCGCCGCCATGCGTTGGCTTGGGCAGGGTCTCGGCGTCAGGATGGTGCGGGGGTAGCCCATGCGCCGTAGCCTTTTAGAGATTAAGTTGCAACGCTACGCGGATGGCACGGCGGAGGACATGGCCGCCGCCATCGAAAAGGCGATGCGCGAGATCAGGCGCACTATCGCGGAGGCGTCCACCGAGCCGAACATCGGCACTAACGCGCGCGAGCGGGAGGCGGCAATCTCTGAGATGCGGGAGGACTTGAAGCATCTGGAGGCGGAGCTTGGAAAGCACCTCAGGAAACTCACGGACACTGCCGCGAGGATGGCGCACGGGGAGGCGACGGCGGAATTGAGGGATGCGGGCAAGACGAGGCTCGTGAAGTATGACCCGGACAGGACGGAGGCGTATTTTAAAATCATCGCGCCGCTGAACGGGAAGAATCTGGCGGCGGTGTTCACGGACAAGCTGGAGGACAGGCTTGTGCGGGGCTTGCGGGCTTCCGTGGTGGACGTGATGCGGCAGGCCGCCGTGGATGGGATGTCCATGCGCGAGCAGAACAGGGCGATGCAGGAGGCGTGGGCGGAGGATTCGAGGGACGGCAACCTATTCCGCTTCGTGGACAACGCGGGCAGGTCGTGGGAGAACGCGCGGTACTTCCAGATGAACGCCCGCACAAACGCCATGCGGGTGGCGAACGAGTCGCGGATAGACACGTTCACCGAGAACGGCTTCAAGTACGCCCGCATCTCGGACGACCACCCGACGGAGTGCAAGGTGTGCATGGCGTGGCAGGGTCGTATATTGCAGGTTGCCGGGGACGACGGGACATACCCGACATACGACGACGCGGTGGAGGCGGGGATGTTCCATCCGAACTGCACACACAGGCTCGAATACATCGACGAGGACTTGGACAAGGCGGAGTTCGACTTGCAAAAGGATTTCCCGCCGCCCGACGACATGGACGACGAGGACGCCATGCAGGAGGTCAAGGACGGGATGGACGCGGAGCGGTACGTCCGTGAAGATGGAATGTCTGAAGGCGAAGCTGAGGCGGAGGTGATGCGCGACCATCTGGCGCAGAGCATGAGGGCGGGGCTTGTGCCGACGGAGGAGGTGGAACGCCTTTCCGACTCCTTTACAGATGACGAGGTGCGCGAAATCATGAATGGCGGAACACCTAGCTTCGAGCCGACGAAGAGGGGCGAGGAGCCTACATGGAACCACGGCAGCGCGGGCGGCGTTGTGCATTACGACAGGGATGACGGTGTTGACGGGATTCAATCGCTTGTGCGTGATGAAATCTACGGCGAAGACGCAAAGCCGTTCTCGGAGCATCCGACGAAGGATGAAATCTCAGCGATCAAGGATTATGTGGGAGTCAGATACGCCGCGCTGAATGTAAATCTGATTGATGGAAACCCATTGACGGAAGGGCAAGCCAAACTCCGCGATGACTTGTTGAACGTGATTTCTAAGGCACCCGAGCAACGCATGAAGACGTGGAGGGGAGAGTCGTATTCCGAGGATGATAAACGTTACAGGTATTTGCTGGATTTGGAGGAAGGCGATAAGTATAAATCCAAGGCGTTCATGTCAACATCGCTAAAATCGTCCGTCGCCGATGATTTTACAAAGAGCAATGATGTCGGAGTGAGGTATACAATTCATGGGAGGCATGGTGCGTACATAGCCCCGTATTCTGAGATGCCGAATGAGCAAGAAGTGCTGTACAAACCAGACGCAGAATTTGGAGTGTTGCAAAGGCGCATAGTGAATGGTATATTGGAACTCGTTTTGAGGGAATTGTAATGCACGATTATTCCACAGTAGGGTCACAACCAGTTTGCTATAAATGCTCTCGCCGTATGGATTGTGCAACGGAGCCTATTCATAACGAGAAAGGTCACCTCGTCGGGCATAAGTATTTTTGCGATTGCTTCCCCGATGGCGTACCGTCGAAATGCGTGGATGTCAAGGAACTCCTTATTGGTGAAGAAGAATTTAAAAAGGTTTGCCAACACTTCCAGCGCGGCGCTCCGCAACACCGCAAGCCGATGATGAAAGCCACCGCATAATTTGACTGCACGGCTTAGGGTCATGCAGTCGCGGTTTACTATCAAAGGCAGATGGCCAGCCTCATAAACTGGCGGCGACGGTTCGAGTCCGTCAACCGCTACCAAACGCTCATGTAGCTCAGTTGGAAGAGCGCATGATTTCTAATCATACAGTCGTTGGTTCGAGTCCAGCCATGAGCGCCATCTCGACCGCCTAGCCTCTCGCATATTGCTGAAGCTCACTATGGCGGTCTCTTCTTTTAATGGACTAACTTTTAAAAATCCACATCAGAATTGGGATCAGGATGCCGGCAACGGCACCGATCACAGTCGCCATGATTCCAACTATGACAAACGTTTCGCTTCTCTGCTTTTTGCGTATCGCGCTATCACACGCCGCCGCATTGTCGTCAAGAGTACGCAGAAATTCCCAAAGGGCGTTATTGTACGCCTCCAGGGATTCATAGTTTGCCTCGCGCATATCGGCGGTGAAGTTGTTGGCTTCGGCGTGTTCGTGCCATGCTTTCCGGGATAGCTTTCGCAATTCGGAATATTCGGGGATATACGACTTCGCGATATCAATGTAGCAATCGTAATCATCCGTATAGCCTTGAATCTTTGACAACAGGCAATCTATGAGAATGTCGCACGAATCGAAATAAGCCCGTTTCAAATGGCTTGTCGCCTTGCGATGCTCTTCGTTCCTTAAAGCTGCGTCGCCCGTATGAAAACGCTGAAGGAATGTGAAAACGTGGCGCGTCGCATAACGCCATTCGTTCAGGACAGGGACAACAAATTCGCTGGAGATTTTCTCTATCCGTTTTATGTTTTGTTCCGTCTTGTCGAGAAGCGCAACCAAAGAGTCAACGTCGCTAGAACTCATGCGAAAGAACCTTCTTTTTCTGTTCTTCGTATCTTGCGGCTGTCATCACGTTACCCATCTGTATGTTGACGTTTCCGCGCGCATAGCGACGGCACAACCCCTCGGTAGTCAAATCCCGGGGTATGCGACTCCTCCGCGATGGCATCTTTACTTGAAGGTAACTCTTAAGTCGATTTATCATTTTCATAGCACTGGCAGTCCGAGCGAATCGTCACCGTCACTCGTTACGGTAACGAGAGATAATTTACCTTTTCGGCAGAAAACTGTAAAGCACAAATATGGAAATAACCGCGACTGTTTCCATTTTGGAAAGCGTCGCCAACTGTTTCCATTTCGGAAAGTGTTGACCCCGTGGCTACTGCCATGGTCGAGGTCATCAACATCAGGGTTCCGCGGGAGTTCGCGAGGCATATCGCGGGCGTCGACGCGAGGATGAAGAAGGCGGTTCGCGAAGGGCTTTCCAAGGCGGCGGCGGACACTGCCGCGCGAGCGAGGACGTACGCGCCGATATCTCCCCTCCAAGGACAATTAAACAAAGCGATGACCATGTGGAGGCCTTTGCCGGGAAACGCGAATTTCCTTATCAAGAAATCCGTAAGGGCAACAAAAAACAAAGATGGCACATGGACGTATCGGAAGGCCAAAAAGCACGAGGTTACAATCAAACATCGGGGACGGAAGGCCGACGCGGTTCGCGCCATGCCCGGCGGACTCGAAAAGTCAATAAGCCACAAGGTGGAGGGGAACGAGGGGCACGTGTTCGTCGCCGAAAATTCTGCATCGGTAAGCGTTTCAAAAAAGACGGGGAGAAGGTTCAACTATGCCACAGTCATCCACGACGGCAAGGGGAAGAATTGGCATAACCGTGGATTAGGTACTGTCGCGAAGGGTGTACAGGCGGATGAGAAGTTCATCGAGCGCGCGTTGAAGGACAACAAGGGCAGGAACAAGGGAATCATAGACATTGCAATAAGGAAGGCGTTCGCATGAGTCATTTCTCTGTGATCACGATGGAGGAGAGGGTGGACACGGTGGCGCCGTCGGATCCGGCGACGGCGTTGACGGTCGCGGAGGAGAGTTGCGCCAAGATTCTCTGCGAGGTCCTGGGGTTCGAGCTTGGCGCGACGGCGTCCATCGGGTTCAACGACGGGCGCGTGGATTGCCTCGTCTTCTCGGTCGGGGAGTTGCGCAACGGCGACATGGTCCATTCGCCCGGCATGGGCGACTATCATTTCTCGGCGACGGCGACTATCTATATGCGCGAGCGGGCGGCGTTGCAGAGGATGATCATGGACGCGCTCGAAGTCGCGCGGGATATGCGCGGGCATCTCGACGGGACGAATGTCTTCGTGTTCCGACTCAACGGGGTGTCGGGGTCGAGCGTGACGACCGTCCAGACAAAAAGCAACGGCGACATCCCGTGCCATACGGCATCGCTCACGTTTGACGTCGCGTTCCGCTCCGCTTGACCGCATGGCTAGAAACATCTAACGGAAGGGATGGTCATGAGCACAGGAGTCAAGCATCATTTTGCGCAAGGCACGGAATTGGTATGGGGTTGCCCCCAGAGGAGCGCATTCGGCGTCGTACAGTCGTACAGCGAGAACAACCAAGGCGACGTCGCGGATGGCCGCAACGAGGACGGCAACGTCATCTCGACGACGGATTACAACCTGAGGAAAGAGGTGTCGATGAACGTCCTCGCGAAGGATAACGTCGCGCTTCCGGAATCGGGCGACACGATGGAGTCGCATGACAAGAAGATGATCATCGTGCGGACGGCGAACGTGGCGTGGTCGAATCAGGGCTACAAGAGCATCGACATCACGGGCATCATCTATCCGCTGATCCAATCGGCGACACCGCCGCAGACACCGCCGCAGTAACGGAGGGCCCATGGAAGCATTTAAGAAGACATACGACGCCATTTTCGCGAAGCCTGTCGCCGTCCCCGAGTTGGGTGTCGAGTTGAAGCCGTTGACGCTGGCGCATTTCGCGGCTCTCGACTACATGGACACGAAGCTGTTCAGGGGGAACATCGAGGCGTCCGACGTGATTATCATCGCGTGGGTCGCGCAACAGGACGCGGAGGCGGTGACGCGGCTATTCACGTCTACGGATTGTGCGGAGGTCGCGCGGGCGGAGGCGTTCAGGTGGGCCAGCGCGTACGGCATCGCGGCGTTGAAGCCGTTGCGCGAGGCCGTGATCACGCTCATCAACGACGCGTTCGGGACGGCGGTGGCGTCGGAAAACCCTACGACGGGGGACAGCGGTATGACTTCGGCTGGCCCCTCGAACTCGCCGAACGGTTGACGGAGAGGGGATGGACTTTCGAGTACGTCATGGCGCTTCCTCTGGCGAGGGTGTTCGGCATAGATTGCGCGATGCGGAAGAGGATGGGCGGGAAGTTCGGGGGGCCGGACTACAGGGACAGTGACACGATTAGGAATTTGCGGAATGAAGAAAATGCGGAATGAAGAAAATGAGAAATGAAGGAAAGGCGGAATGAAGGAAAGGCGGAATGAAGGAATGAAGAAATGAAGCAAAATAGAAGTTGCGAGATTGTAGAAATGCGAAATTTGGACATGGCATTTCGCAATTCCTTCATTCCGCAATTTCGCATTTTTGGATTTTTATGTCAAACGTAATCCTTGACTATTCGCTGCGGGTGAACGGGGAGCTTCAAGCCATCTCGAAGCTGAAAAGCGTGTCGGGCAGGAGCGAAGAGCTCGGCAAGGCGCTGGACGGCGCGGAGTCTTCGGCGCGTGACGCGACGGAGGCGATATCGTCCATCGATTCGTCGGCGATAACGAAGACTGCCGATGAAGCGAAGAGAGCAACTGGCGAGTTGCGGAAAATGGGCGACGAGGCAGCGTTGTCCAACAGGCAAATAAAGCAACTTGTGATGATGGGCGGAATGGCGGCTTTGAAAATCGGTGGCGCCGCCTTGGATGCCTACGGACATGAACGCGAAGGCAAGTTATTGCAATCGATGGGCGGGAATGCGTTACAATTTGGTATGGCCGGAGGGATGATGTTCGGTCCGAAAGGGGCGATTGGAGGAGCGGCAATCGGGTTGGCCTCCGGAGCTGCCGAGCATTATTTCGGTGGCATGGAGCGCGTTGGTTCAGACGATTATATCAAGCGAGCGTTCGCAAACAATCAAGACTTGAGTATTCAGCGTGAGATGTCCATGCGGACTCTCGGGCGAATGGGCGTAGGAAACATTGGCGGGTTGGAATCCTCGATAACCGGAATGCATGATAAGTTGCGCGAACTCCAATTGAGAACGGAAAAGGGACTTATCCCGAAAGAGATGACAGAAGACACGCTCCACGAAATGGATAAGTTACAATTAGCGATAAGTCTTGCGACTGACAGGCTGAAAGAGTTGCGGAAAGTTGAGCGTAACAAAAACCTAGATGAAGAGGCGCGCGAACGCTTTGAAAAACACACCGCCGACAGGCTTGCGGAAAATGAAAAAATCATGATGAAAAGAAGGTCTGACGCAATGGATTGGGTAAACCAGCAGTCGGCGCTGAGAGGCATAGAATCGCTTGACTATTCAGGGAGCGCCGAACGTGGGCTAAAAAACCTTAAGGAGCAACAAACCAGAATCATCCAATTGCGATCTACGCGAACGCTTACGGAAGAGGAAGAAAAATCGACGAGTCAAACGCTGAAAAACATCAGAGAGCAAATCGCGGCACTTGAAACGAAGCATGGGGTGCTGATCAAAAACGAAGAGATAGCGAAAGCCGAAAAGGAGGCCGAGGCGGAGAACGATAGGCGCGTCATGGAGGCGATAGGGCTTCTCAACGCACCGAACGACAGGAGGGTTGACGAGCTTTCGGCCAAGGGGTTCGGCTCCATCGGCGCGTCGGCGACGGCGGGGCTTGAGAATCTCGCGAAGGAGGGGAACGGGTTCTTGAAGACGATAGCCGAAGCCGTCGGAAGGGGCTCGGGGTTAGGATTCGGAGGGGAGGCTGTATGGGCGTGAACGGCGTGAAGCATCACGGGGATAGCGGGGTCGTGGCGACTTCGGGGTGTAAAATCGAAGAGCTTGAAGGAAAGATAGTACTCACCAAGGTTCTGGAGGGGTCGTGGGACAATTGCGTCGCGTACGCGAAGCCACTCACCGTGACCGTCGAGGGCGTAACCGCCGTGACCAAACAATTCTTCAAGCAACGGCAACCGGGCGCGCGCGGGCAGATTACAATCATCGGAGAGAAGCCCGTGGTACTGCTCTCGCCGCAGGAAAGCACGGAAATCGAAGTTTCTCTGGACGTATCATGGATGGCGCGGAGCGTTCCGCTGACGGACGCGCAGCGTGTTGCCCCGATTAGTGGGGGATACAGCTATCCGCTTCTTGAAGCGTGGAAAAGCACTCCGCTCAATTTAAAAAATGATTTTATCGCGCTCGTTCCAGAGATGGATGTGGGCAATTTTTCGGGCGATTATATTACCGTCGAAGACGCAAAAAAATTTAAAGTCGCGAAATATAAAAGGGAGCAACTTTCCAAATACCCCTCGACATTGTTGGTAGCGCAACGAATATTCGTAGGGATGGAAAATTACGAGAGCTATTACCCCGTCGTCACCATCACGAAAAGATGGCACGGGATGCCGAAGTATCTCATCCAGCCGGGGACGCAGGGTGCGCCACCCGCCCCGTTCGTCGCGGCCGATTTCGACCTTGGCGGGTATTCGTGGCTCTGCAGCGGAGCGAACCACAGGCAACACAACCCACGCGACTGGACGAGCGTTAACACGTTCACGGGGTTGCGCTCCAACCAGATTCCAAACCCGAAACCCGAGGAATGGGGCAACACCCCGTTCGACGGATTATTCTACAACGCGGGTTCCGTATGAGCGCGATACCTACAGTGATTTACGGCACCCCGATGAGGGCGGCAGACTTCAACGCCCTTGCGGACGCCGTGCGCTCGTCACGACCTTCAGGGACAGTGACGCAAACCCCGTCCGGGACGCTCATCACCGAAGGCGGCGGCGGCACCGACGGCTTGATCAAATTGCCGAACCTGTGGGCCCTTGACGATGGGGAGGAAGGCGTAAAGCATTTTGTGGCGGAGGTCGTGAGTGGCGCAACTGTTGGAAATACGGACGTGATTTTCGCCGTGGAGGTCGCTCCGCTGGAAGATCCGTCGGTGGCGAAGAGGAGTGCGACGCTTGAATTCGCGGAGATAGCATCCGACCTGTGGGGGGCGTTCGGCGCGTTGACGGGGGCGAGGTTCGTCGCGCACGGCGGCAACGTCAGGTTCACGTCGGGGGATGTTCCCTGATGGCGACGTACGGTTTCATACGCCCGAGGGGGGCGATTATCGCGCCCAGCCCGTTGAGCCTGACAGACGCGCCAATCGCATCCGTCCTTTTCATCGCGCTCGAAGCGAAATATGGCAATATGCCAAAATATAAGTTTCTTGGCATTAAGACGCCGAGCTATCGAAATTATATCTTAGTCGATGATCTGTTCCCGAGTTTATACATCGACGGGGTGAAGGCGACGCGACAGCCCGGGAGCTACAACGCCTGCGCGGTCTATAAGGCCGGAAGCGATTTCCTGTTTCGCTCGAATAGGATTGGTGTCAATATATTATTCGGAGCCCTCAGGGAGCCGTACGCGTATTTCAACGATGAGAGCGGTCTGTGGGGAGGGGAAGGGTGGTATGAGGGTGGCACGTACGCCATGACGTCTCTCTCTCCGAAGGGGGCGGCTCTCAACGGTACTCCGCCGCAAAATAAAACCGTGGAGGTGAGGTTCAACGGGTACGAGAGGTCGAGTTCCCTCCATGGGGAGTATTCCGCGTTCGGGGACGCCAGCGGTACGTTCATCTTCGGCGAACCGTACTGGGAGAGGAACGGCGTGAGGTACGTGCGTTTTTTCACAGAACTCAACGGGTACGCAAGATTCACCAACGCTGACTCCGACGCATACGGGACGAAATTTTTCATCGGCGTCAACGGGTCATGGGAAGGATGGTGGGAGGCCGCGCCTCCGACACCGAAGCAGGCGTGGACGTTCAACTTCGCGAAACCGCAGGGGAGCGACGCGCCAATCCAGCAAGACATCACGCTCGCGTGGGGCGGGTGGACGGAGGGTTTGTCGGAGACGGAATTGATGATGGCGACGGCGGGGGTGCTCCATGGGTGAGGTCATCGCGACGGACGGGATGCCGCAATCGTGGGACGACTTCGGGATGGATTGGGACGACCCGAACCCGCTGCAGATATGCTACTGGAGGGCGCTGGAGGCGGCGTTCAGGGAGAGGTTCTGCAATGTACGGTTTTTATATGGGCCATGGCAAGGCATGGATATTTTCACGTCGGGGACGCCGCTGTCCGCGAAAAGAATCAAAGACTTCCAAGGGAAAATTTTCGAGCATCTGGGCCATTATCGCTTCATCGACCCGGAGGCGGAATATAGTTACGACGATCCTTCATTTGGCTTCAAACCGTTCGACTACGCCGCGTGTGTCCGGGCGCACCCCGAGTGCGACATCGCGTTGCGCGACGTCCATGCGGGGATGCCGCTGGAGACCGCCAAGCCGTTCATGAAGGCGTGCAAGGCGTTGGCGTCGCGACTGCATTTGATGAGGGTTCCAAGTGCTTTCGCGGTGCGCGACGACTACGGGATACGTTATCAAACTTGGTCTAGTCGCAATCAGTCGCCGACGCCCAGAAACTATGGCGAGGCGTTGCAAAAGGCTCTCGCCGAAATCTCCTTAGGCTATGAACGGCTAGGCAAGTTTTTGCCCGCGTCGGATGCGTTTTTTATTAAAACTGCTGATTGGAGTTCGATTGTTGACAAAAATTTCGTCTACGTGCAGACGCAGCGTTGGACATATACTTATGACCAAAAAGAAGAGATTGTTGACACTGGTACCCTGACGTTATATTCCGCCAAAGAAAGCATGGTGCTCGATGACGAAAACTTTGACGGGTGCGACATCTCGATGATGATACGCACGGAAGAAAAGGCATGGAGTGACTGGCAAGTTGAACCCGGCGGAATATATTACAGGTGGCTCCGCGAACATCATCCGCAGTCAGAGTTCACGCCCGGAACGGTGATCGTCAGGAACGTAAGCGGGTACAAACTTTGGACTCCAATCCCGCTCGACACATTTACAAAGGATTCCGTTCCTCCCCCCCAATCAGCCACTATCGACGGTTTAACAGAGCACAGCGGATATTTCTGCCGCAAAAGCGTCGATATCGCCGCCGACTTTTCGAGTAAATGGAAATTCCCATAGACGCATATTCACATCCATTGACCACTCGGCTAACGGCATGAACATGCGGACACATAAATGGACTGTTGACATTAATCGGGATAACCTCCCCGAGACGGTGACGGCGCAACTTGGCGCGACGCTCAGGCTCGAATCTGTTTTCAGGGACTTCGGACGCATCGTGAATTTCCCGGAGGGTGCGACGGCTTTCTTTTTCTATCAGTTGCAAGGCATGGGAAACAAATGGTGGAAAGAACCTGCGACGCTCACGGCTGACGGCAGTGTGTACATTGACGCGAAGCCAAGATTTTTTTATGGGGTGGCGAACGACTACACCTTTTTCTTTGGAGTAAAGACAGAAACGGATTCGGCAAAGCCCGAGGAGGTTGACGCCGACTGGGACTACACGGCAAACGGTACGCTCCGAATCCTCCACGCGCCGGGGAAAAAGCCGAATACATTGCAACCGCCCGTCGAGACGATAGACTTTTCAAAAGTTGTCGTTCTCAACGCCCCGTGGCTCGTTGAGGAGAGCGACCCCCTTGCGCTCCCCATCGCCAAAGACGCGCTCGCGAAAGCGGAGTACGCGCTCTCCACGAAGGTGGACAAGATTCCGGGGATGGAGCTGTCGAGCAACGATTTCACTGGCGCGTGGATCGGGCGCATCGAGTCGGCGGAGGGCGATATCGTCGTCGTCCGGAACATCGCGCAGGGGAAGAACAAGGCCGTCGTCTTCGACACGAAAGCGCAGATGGACACGTGGTTGGAATCAGCGTCCAATGTCGAGATGCTGGACACGGGAGACAACCTCTACATCCGCGACAGGGGCGTCCCGGATTACTGGTGGGACGGCGATAAACCGCTGGAGTTGGAGACCGAGAAGGTGGATTTGACGGCGTTGCTCCTCGACAATGCCGCGAGCGCGGACATCCTCCCCGCGGGCGCGTCGATGCTCCTGACGGAGTACATCCAGAAAATCCGCAACTGGCAGAAGTGGGCCGTGGCGCAGTTCGCCTCCATCCCGACGCGGACGTACGAGATCATCGGGGAATCCCCCGCCGAGTGGTTCGTGAAGCAAAGCAACGGCGACGGCACCTGCACCATCATCGGAACGACGCCGCTGATGCCCAACCCCGTCGACATCGTGATTCCAAGATTCATCGGCGGGGAAAGGGTCACGGCAATCAACTACAACGGCGCGTCCACCCCTTTCACGTTGTCAACGATAAACTCTCTCGCCATGGAGTCCGTCGAGACCGTTTCCAGCTACGCATTCTTCGGAATCAAAATCAACGAGACGATGATTTGGGCGCCGTCGCTTAAGACGGCGGGGATGTATTCGTTCAATTCCTTCAATCTGGGTGTGTTCACGCCCGTCGAGGTGTCGCTTTTCGCGCCGTCGTTGTCGTCCGCCGGCTACGCATTCTTCGGGACTGGCGTGAGGACCATCTATCTCGGGAATGTCATGCCACCCCAGTTTGGCAACAACTCCGTGAAGGTGTTTTCCCCCCGTGGCGCATGGGCGGACATTTCATGGATTGCCGGAAATCAGCCATACCCATACGATCAGACGCCATCGCAACAGCGACATCTCGGCATACCGCCCGGCACGCCGAAGATATGGACGCCCGCGTATAATTCGCCGACGCCCGCGTTGACTCTTAGCCCGACGTGGAGGTACAAACTATCGACCCCCATCACCTCCCTCGACCTCTCTTCCACCATCGACCACCTCGGCGACGGTGAGGCGTCCGTCGACTTCACGGTCGCGTCATTGGGCGATGTGGCACTGTCCTCCATCACGCTCCCCGCGACTATCGATGGATGGGTTGGCGACCCGCCGCAGACGCTCGACGCGGGCGGGCGGTACATACTCATCATCAACGGAAAACTCGCCGCGCTCTCGGAGGTGCGGAATGTCTAAGCTATTTCAAATCCTTTCGTCCCGCCGAGCGCGGAGAAGCCCGTACACCGCCGCGGACTATGCGCAGACCAATCTTCTCTTTATGATAGACGGGATCGAGAACGCGGGGATAGGAAAACATTCCGGCTCGATCACTTTCTGGAAAGACCTCGTGGGCGGAAACGATGTCGAGCTAATCGGACACCCGACGATCGGGCGCGACTACATCCACTTCAACTCGGACGGCGGGACGTCGCAGTACGGGCAGAGCATCGCCAACATCCCGGCGGCAATCTCGTCCGCGAACCCCACCGTGCTCGTGGAAATCGTCTTCCGCTCCGTCGCCCCGCACGCGACCCTGCGCCAGACGCTCTTCATGTTCGGGTCGTCCGGCAGCGCGACCCTCGGGTTTTTCCGGGAAATCGGCGTTGGCGACAGCGACACGATGCCATTGTCGTTCGGCCGCGAGAGGAGCGGTTCGTCGCTCGCGGGATGGCGCGACAAGGCGATCGGATTCTCGTATCTGTCCGGCGTCAACCGCTACGCCATCATCCTCCCCCGCGACATTTTCGTGACCGGTCCGAACATCCAAAACACCGTCGGCGCCCCCGGCGGCACGCCGTTCATGGTCGCCTGCCCGACGGCCGGGATGACGGGGCACACGTCCGCCAACCTAAAACTATGCGCCGTGCGCGTGTACGCCGAGCGCCCGAACTACAACGCCGGCGGATTCATGCAACACAACCACGCCATCGACGTGTCGCGCTTCGGGATAGAGGAGGTGTCGTGATGACCGAGAAAGAGATAATTGCACTGCTGGCGGAGTTGAACGCCAACAAAGACTACGTCAAGGAATCCTTAGACGAACTGAAGGAGCTTTACACAAGGCGCGTCGAGGAAGCCTGCGCCAAGATGGACGCCCGAGTCCGCGAGCTGGAGAACTTCTACCACCGCGTCAGGGGGATCGTGTTCCTCGTGGGGGCGATTTCCGGGAGCATATCGGCGGTCGTGACAATCATCGTGAGCATCATCTTCCACATCGTCAAATCTTGATTTTTAAACTAAAAAAAGGAAAGCACAACCATGGGCATCATCATAAAAGCCATCATCACATCGGTAGCGACGGCACTGTTCCGCGCGATCGGGGAGCGCGTCATCGCCGTGACATCGAATGTCAGGAAAGACGTCGTCGACACGCTCAACGACAAGGATCTGCAACGGCTCGCGCTCGGCGCCGTCGCCGAGACAGCGAAGAAAGGGCTGAAAGGCGACGAGGCGTACAAGGACGCATTCACCGAGCTGTCATCCGCGCTTAAGCAACGCGGGGAGATAATCGCCACGAACGTCATCGACACGCTCCTCCAGACGGCGGTGACTGTCCACAAGAATCCAGATTAGGCGCATAGCCACCGCCAAAGAACAACGCCCCCTCAGATTTCGTCCTAGGCGCACTCATGTCACAGGGGGTAGGTATAGACACCCAAAACGCCGCAAAAACGCTCCAGCGGCGTTTTTTTCGTTGCCCAGGGGCATTTCATGGAAAAAAATAAGCGTTGCAAAATCGTGAGTATATCTAATACCATAGACTGCAATGCCAAACTGCCTAATCTATACACGCGTATCCTCCGAAGAGCAAGTCCGGGGAACATCCCTTTCAACCCAAGAAAAGGATTGCCGCGAATGGGCGTCATATAACGGATATGATGTCGTCGGTGTATTCCAAGATGCGGAAACGGCGAAGACTGTAAACCGCCAAGGGCTTCAAGATGCGCTTAAACGGATGTCGAAGAAGCCCAAAGTTGATGCTCTCGTAGTCTGGAAACTTGACAGGCTGTCCAGAAAAGCCGACGAAGGGCTCATGATTCGCACGGATATCACGCGAAAGGGAGGGAGACTGATATCCATTACTGAACCAAGCGGAGAGGATGCGACATCAAGGATGATCCAGACGGTTATGCTTGGTTTCGCCGAATGGGACAACGACATGAGATCGGAAAGGTGCAAGCGCGGTATGAAAGATGTTATTGAGCGAGGAGGCTGGTGCCATAAAGCCCCGCACGGGTATAAAATTGCGCGCGGGGATAGAAACCTTGCCATACTAGTCCCGGACGGGGAGAAATCAGAGGGAATAACAAAGATACTGAAAAGTATCGCTTCCGGGGCGCGTTCGGTCTGGGATGCGGTTGCCGACCTAAAACGTGAAGGGTTCTCGAAGACGACAGCCCATGCCATCATAAGGAATCCCGTCTACGGAGGAATTGTCAGAAGCCATGGGCGCGACATCATTGCTGCGTTTCAGGGAATGGTCACGCCGGCAGAGTGGTACAAAATAGAAACCCTCGTTGACAGAGTCGAGATGAAATATGTCCGCGTAAAGGTCAAGGATGATTTCTGGATGACTGGAGCCGTGATGTGCCCCGAGTGTGAATCTCCACTAGCAGGTTCATACTCGCGCGGGAAGAGTGGAAGGAAATTTGGATACTACGCATGTAAGCGCGGACATGTCCGTGTTGGGATGGACGGGCTTCACGCATACGTCCGCGGAATGGTCGGGAAGACCCCGGAACTTATTGCGGCGTTTGGCGACGCCTTGCGCGGCGCAGTCGAGATAATCATTGCAGAATCGAGAAATAAAACGGAAAACGAGTCAAACATCCGGAAAAAGATTACGCTCTTGGAAGCAAAGGCCGAAGACGTCGCCAGCAAATGGGCGGTCGGGAAGATAGACGACGAGACTCGCCTGAAACTGTTTTCGGCGATAAAGGCAGAGCGCGCGAAATGTGAAATGCGCCTTGCCGAAATATCGGAAAGCGCAACGCTCATGAGATTGTGTGACAGAATATCGGCGTCGTTTGAAAAGATTGAAGACGTATGGGATACCTCCGACGCCGCCACGAAGAAGAAATTATTTTCGGTGGTTTTTGGATGCGTAACGCTTCAAAAGGTTCGACAATCGTTCCAATTGGTTCGCTTTTCAAGGAAATCATCGAAAATGTCGAACCCACAAAATAGTGCGGAAAATAAGGATGAAATGCCTAGTATTTCATCCATCGTTCAGGATGGTGGTGCATCCAGAACAATTGTCGAACTCGCAAAGCGATTCGTCGAGCTCGTCAAAAACGGTGCATGAGGGAAAACTATACATGATTATTGGACGTTTCGCTATCTGAATCTTTAATTGCAAAAGTAACTTTATTGTCTTTGTCGACTACCATGCCGAACTCCCGACATTTGTTTCTGAAGGCGTTTTCAATGGAGGCGTGTAACAGCTCCAACATCACTTCCATCGGGCATACGATGGGCATAGGCACGATGTCATTGTCAATCGCCATCTTTATCGTCATCCCCCAACGTCGCTCTTTTTTCATTTTTTGTCTCTTCGCCTTATTATTTACAGCCTAACGCCATCGGCGGACGTCGTAGAGTCCGTAGCGGATTGTGCCGTGGAAGTCGTAACCGCCGTCTGCTTGTCACCCATACACCACCCCCTGCACGTCGTGGACGCTCACGGCAAGACCCGCGTTCGCCTTCCGCACCACGCCAGACAGGAACTCCGCCAGCTCCTCCCTGCCCGCGATAGTCGCCTTCTCCGTCACCTTCTGCAACTCCGCGATCCTCCCGCAAACGTCCTCGCGCGCGCGCAGGCGTGAAGCAAGGTTTGTAAGCGTCTTATCCTTCCACGTCTTTCCTGGATATGATTCCTTGTACGCTTGGATACCGCTCATCCCACGTGCAATGAGATTCGCAAACTTTTCATGCTTCGGATTTTTAAGTATCGGCATTTTCATCCTCCCTTTCTAAAGCCCCGGAAATCAAACATGCAAGCTTCTCGCGGGCAATTCTCCATTGCACGGAAGACACTGCCCCCGTGACGGTGACCGAGAATGGATAACCATCGTTGTTCAAGAAGCTGAAGACACCGATTCCAAGGGCGATAGCGGCAACCTTCATTTTCACCGTCGTTGGATATTCGCACATGCAGATAAATGAGTAGTCTGCGCCCAACTGGTGGTCTCGAGCCTGTTGCAATGCCTTCCGCCAGTTCCGCAATTTGAACTCTACGGAATAAATCATGCCGTCCATGATAAATGCCAAGTCCACGCTTCTCCCGAGGCACGGCACCTCCATCATGCAGGGGATGCCCATTTCGCATAGCCTCCGATGTGCGTCTTCGACATACTCGGCTTCCGTTTGGTATTTCACCTCTTCGCCTCCACATCATTGCAAGTTCCGCCACCGCCGTTTACGGCGGTACGCATCTTCCGCCCCTTGATATACCCCTCTCTGATTTTCAGTTCAAGTTTGTATAGCTCGCGATACTTTTCAATCAGCGCCTGAACGCGACTGTCAAGCCACGCCAACGCCACGGCGTTCGTCGGCGCGGAGGTGTGGTTGCCGTTGTTCCAGTTCCGCACCTCGCCATTCCTGCCCTTTCCGTGCTTCGCGCCCTCGCGGGGGTTCTTGTATCGGCGCAGGCACGGGACTCTGAACCCGAGACGTTTGAGTTCCGCCGCCACTCCGGGCGACACGATGTCTTCGGGGTTATTCATTGCTTTCCTCCAAGATGCTTCTTCAATTCCTCCGCCATGCGCCACAGTACGCACTTGTCGTATTGCGGGCATTCCTTACCGTCACACATCATGGCGCATCGCAACTCGTTTGGATTCGACTGGTCAACGACCCTGATGAGCATCCAGCACTTCTCCTTGATAGTTGTCTTTTCTTCGCTCATGCCAGCTCCTCCAGTTTCCTTTCGTACTCCGCCTTGCGCTCCTTGAAAAAGTCGATAGGGTTAACACTTTCATGCCCTCTCTCCCTTCCCCAGTTTGGCTATCACCGCGTCGAGGAGCGCGGACTCCGCCTCATCGTAGGCGTCGAAGTTCCCTAGATAATTTGGATCAGGGTGCAACATGTAACACCACAGATAATTTGGATCAGGGTGCAACATGTAACACCACTTGCCGAACATATTACCGTGCCGCAAGTCTCCGATAATCCCCTTCGCGTCCCTCGCCCACTTCAGCGCGAGCGCGACGGTCGGGGCGAAGACCATACGCTTTGATTTTTTTATTGTTTCCGAGCGAGCGAAAATTCCGTTGTCAGCGCCATAATATGCGCCGCAATGCCAATTGAACCCGAGAGCCTTCAGCGCCTTGGCTTGCCCGAACGTCACGAGTTGCAGTTGTCTTTCGTTATTCATGCTTATCCTCGTCGATTTTTGATTTGACCATATCCATCATCCGAATCACGATAGCCCCGAGTTCAGAAAGGGCAAGGAGGCAACCCTCGTAATCTTCTTTGTGATATTTTGCGACGACACTCCAGCATCCTACGGACAGGAAGTTTTCGGCGCATGGGTTTTTCTGTCGCCTTTTCACGGCTTCCAGCCTGTATTCCACCGCCTGTTCCCTCGTGATGGTCTCGTCAAGGAAACATTCCCCGAGACGATATCCTTTTGCCGCGTCGTCATCGTATTTCTCGATAATCATTTCGATGTTTTTATTCTTGATTTCCTCCCACTCGTCTTCGTCCATTTCAGGTTTAGCCCATCCCTCGATGTGCCCATTCCCGTCAACCTTCATGATGATGTAATCTCCGAATCCGTCGCCTCCAACGCAAAGGTATTCACTTGGCACGTAGTCGCTGTTATACTTCGCAATCTTTCCATATTCGTTCGCGAGCCAATAACTCCCCGCATCGCAGACTTTATAATGGATTTTTGCCGTCGTCCCTTTTGTCCAGTTGCGAATAAGTCCAGTGTCCAGTTCTATAACGGGACGCCACATGCCTCCGACGCGAAGCGGAATTAGCGTGCCTTCCGTATCCTCGACACTGTTCACGGTTGAATCTTCCCAGTATCTGGGATGCGCCTCGACAATTAGAAGCGTTGCTTTTTCTAGCTTTACTTTTTTCATTTTGTGTTTCCTTTCAGTTTTTCAGCCCACTCAATCGGGTACTCTCTTCTTGTGAACCCCGCCGCGGACGGGTCGCGCTTGTCGTAGAAGGGGATGCCGTTCCATTCGCACCTTGACGCGACGGCGGCTATCCAGTCGGGGTGGCACGGTCTCGCGCCCGCACCCGTCTCCGCACCGCAAGCGACCCATTCGACGCACGGCGACCCGCATGGTTCGCCGTTCTTGTCGATGAAGCAGAAAGCCGCCGTCAGGTCAGCCTCCCCCAGCATCGGCTCTATCGAAAGCCACTTGTGCCTGCACTTCGCCTTCAGAAGTTCGGGTATCCTCTTATCCGCGCTGGCTTGGTCATGCACCGAAGTCCCGAGCCACACGTTGTCGGGAAACTCCTCCGTCACGCGCTCGGGGCGTTTGGTCAGCATGAGGAAGATGTGGCGTGCGTTGGCTCGGCAAGTTGCAATAATGCCCAATCGCTTTTCTTCGCTGATCTTCCTGTGCCACAAATCACCCATGAATTGAACGGCGACAATTCGTGGCTCAGTAGGCAGCGCTGTTTTCAGCGTACCATTCGTTGCGCGTACACGCCCATCCTTGTATGATTCCCTGTTTAGAGCATCAATCTTCGGATTTTTCATCAGCCTATTCGCCATTTTCAGATGCCAGCAGTTCCGGCACCCATCGTCCACGGGGGTGCATCGCATGGCGATGGGGTTCCACGCCAGCACGGGCGGCATACCGGGGAGGTCGTAGTTGCAGAATTTGCGCAGGCTCATTGCGTTACTTTCTTTGTTTCGATATTGTTTGACCCACATCGACCCAGCTCGACCCAGCTCGACCCACATCGACCCTCCTCGACGGACGGGGATGATATGCCCGTGAGCGCGTCAACCCTCGCCGCCTCGTTGGTGTACTGTCGGTGCCAGTGTTCCGCGCTGTCGGCGTTGAGGCGGATGAGGCGCTCGGATGTGCGTGATTCGTAGTCCATCCCGAACCAGAATCCGATGGCGTATCCAATGAGGAAGATGAGTATGGTTTTTATGAATTTCTTTATTTCATCATTCATGCGTCTGTTCCTTTCTTGCGTGTTTTTCGGCGAATCCTCCGCCGCTGGTTTTCTCGAACCACCTGAATCTGAACATGGGGAAGGCGGCGCGGCATTCGCGGAAGGCGGTTAGGGCGCGGGCGTGGCTGTGGAGTCTGTAGGATCCCTTGACTTCGTAGAATGTCGCCACGCCGTCGTCTGAGGTCATGAAGTCGGGCGTGTATCTCGAACCTCCGGGGAGGCGGAATGTGACGGGTTCATGGCATCCTTCGCCGTGGAGGTGGTTTTTGTGGAAGTCTCTTTCGGTGGCGCTCCTGTATCGCGGGAGGACATGAATGCCCTCTGCGGGACTTTCAATAATGCCAACGGGACTTCCAGCCTTGACCACAATCCCAAGGGCTTCCCTGTCTTTGGCGGCGACCATCTTTAAGATGTGCGGGGGCAGGTCTTCGAGTTTGATGTGGAGGTTTGGGCTCATCTCGAAACCCTTCCTGCCTCACGCGCGTTAATTAATAATATATTAATTAATATATTAATATTAATAATTAACATCTGATGTTTAAGAATTAATGCTGTTAAACGATATTTCATACCTATGTTAAAATCTAGTGGTGGCTTTTTGAATTTTTTTCTAAAGTGTCGAACGCGTCGCGCGTGGCGCCGCCCGCCACCCACGCCCTGATGTCTTTCGCGGGGAGCACTACGATGCGGGACTGGATGCGGATGGAATCGGCGAGGGCTTTGGCGCCGTCCAGCCCGGGGTTGAACACGCGCCCGCTGTTCTCTGTCTCGCGGTAGGGGTCGTTGTCGGCTATTATCGTGACGATGCGGGTGCGCCAGCGCATCAGGAGTGTGGCGACGTGGTCGTGGCACCCCTTGCAGGACGGTCGCCCGATGGCGCAAAGCCCGAGCGTGAGCGCGGCGATGGTGTCGGTTGGGCCTTCGACGATCACTGCCTTTTCCGCCCGTTCGGTGGCGGTGTCGAAGAAGAGCCCGTTGCGGCTTCCCTTGACGGACCACTTGTTTCCTTCGTTGTCGCGGAAGCGGATTCCGATGACGGTGCCGAATCCGGAGCGCATGGGATATGCCACGGCGCGGTCGAAGTCGCAGTATCCGGGGGAAAGCCTTTCGACGGACTCCGGGGACACGCCGAGGGACATTGCCACGCCGTCGGCTAGGCGCCATTCCCAACGCCTCCGTAGCGCGGCGTACGCGCGGGGGATGTCCACCATGGGGGGACGCCTGTCGATGCGTTTTAGGCGGCAAAGAACGCTAGCGTCTGGGCGATCTTTGAGGCGGTGAAGCCATCCGCCGTTTTTGACCTGCCTGTCGCCTTCGACTCTCATGCAGACGCACGCGGCGCCGTCGTCGCTGACGGAGCACCAGTCGGGCTTATCGCAAATCGGGCAACGTTCCCGATGCGTGGCGTTGCGCCAGCCGCTCATGCCTTCCTCCATGTCTTGGAGAGTCCGTCTATGATCTTGCTCGCCTCGGCCATTCGGAGCGGGGCGCGGATGCCGTGCCTGTGGAGGAGGCTCGATTGGCCGTAGGTGGAGAGTTTGCGGTCGTACCGCCTGAATATCTCGCCGATGATGCGTTTGCCTTGGGTGTAGGAGAGGGTGTCGGGGTCTATCCTGTTTTTCGCGAGTATGGCGCGTTGCTTTTCGGAGAGCGCCTTGCCTGCGTCCCATCCGCGCGGGGCTGTCTTCTCGATGCCGAAGGCGTCGAAGGGGTCCACCGCCCGCGCCGAGAATTTTGCGGTGGCGGTGACGTTCGCCCTCCTTGCCGCCTCCGCGCGTTTCTTTTCCTCGACGCGCCTCTTCTCTTCGGCGAGTTCGGCCGCCATGTCCACGGGCTTGCCCGCCTTTCGCGCCTTTGCTTCGACGGAGGCGACGATCTCCTCGTCATAGTCCGCGCCGAGGATGTCGGCGGTGGTGCAGAGTTTGTGCCTCCCCGAATTGCCGCAGAAATCTATTATCAGGCACGACGGTTTGGCGGAGTCTTCGATAAGCGTCCTCCTCGCCTCCGCGTCCGCGACGTCGTTGAGCGCGTGCGCGATGCTTTCGTGCGGGCGGGTGGCGCGTCCGCACATCTGGGCGTAGAGGGCGCGCGATTTCGTGGGTCGCGCCATGGCGACGATTTCCACGCCGGAGTCGTCGAAGCCTTCCGTCAGGACGCCGACGTTGCAGATGGTGCGTATCTTGCCCGTGGCGAAGTCGGCGAGCGTCCTGCGCCGCTCGTCCTTGTCGGTCTTGCCGCAAATAAACCCGGCCGTCCCGGGGCGGGAGCGGTTGAATATCTCGCAAAGCCGTTCCGCCTGGTTGACGGACGAGGCAAAGACGAGCGTCTTCCTGCCCCCGGCGATTTCCATCGTCGGCGCGGCGATGCCGTGTAGATTGTTCTCGTACTCCATCACCTCCTGCAATTCCGGGAGGTTGAGGTCGCCGTCGGTGGTGCGTATGGCGGAGAAGTCGAGTCCCGACACCTCCACCATCTGCTGGCGCACGGGCACGAGCCATCCGTCGTTGATGGCGTCGAGAACCTCGTAGTCGAACGCGCACGACGAGAATACCTGTCCCAGCGCCTCCTCGTCTGCGCGGTCTGGCGTGGCGGTGACGCCGAGCACCTTCAGTTTCGGGTTCTGGCGGTAGTAGGCGATGAGGCGGCGGTAGGAGGGGCTTGTGGCATGGTGCGCCTCGTCGATGACGAGGGTGTCGAATTCCGCGGGGTCGAACCTGCCCATGCGACCGCCGCCGTCGCCGCCCATCGTCTGCGTCTGGACGGTGGAGACGATGACGGGTGGCCTCCCGAGGAAACCCCCGTCGTCCGCCCTGAACTCGCCCATCTCCACCTGCACGTCCGCGCCGGTGACTTGCCGTATCTTGTCCCGCGCTTGGAATATGAACTCTGCTCGGTGCGCGATGACGAGGGTACTCCCGGGAAGTTGTCGC